AATCTAAGCCTTATATGGGTGAAGTAATCGACGGTTTTCGGGGTGATTCTTTCTTCTGCGAGCTAGTAAAAACAGCCGGAATCGACAATAAAAACACCACATCCAACACGTTGAGCATTATCATTACTTATCTTCCGGTCAGGAATAAACAATCCACGCTGCTTGCAACAGCGGATAAGCTGGAAGCCATGTTTATGGGTGGTTTTGCGGCAGCAGATCGGTTTTTAACCGTGCAATCCGTTGCATCGGTACGGCTGGCAGAAAAACAGCATACGATGCAGACGACTATCATGATAGAGTACAAAGATTCGACCGGATATGATCCGGATAGCGGCTATGACATGATTGAAACCGTCAATACGGATATTACATTAACAGAAAGGACAAAAGAAAATGGGAACTAAATTTCCAAGCATTATCATAGCGTTTAAATCTACAAGCGTGAGCGCCATTGAGCGCAGCTCACGGGGAATTGTAGCTATGATCCTAAAAGAAACCAATATGACCGTAGCCGGCAAACTCGTTGCGCCCATAAGTACCAATTTTGTGGCGGGCGATACGCTCACATTTGACGGCATCACCTTCACGGCCACGACAAGCACCAGTGATGCCACACATTTTGCAGTCGGGGCAGATGTTGCAACGACGGCGACAAACATCGCAACGGCACTTTCAGCCAATACGACAATCGCAGGAACCTATACCGTGACAGCAACGACCGGAACACTGACGATTACCGAAAAGACGGCAGGGGGCGGCAATACGCCGGCAGCCTTTGCCACAGCCGGAACCGGTACGATTACAACGACCAGCACCACAACGAGTTACTCGTTTGCAACACCGTTACTTGTCTACGATACGACCGATATTCCGGATGATCTTTCGGACAGCAACAAGCAGCAGATTGAACTGGCACTCATGGGGTACCAGACGGCGCCAAAACATATATTGTGTTACGTACAGGAATCAGATACAAAGGGATACGACGCGACGCTGCTAGAATTGGAACATGCCCGTTGGGATTACTTAGTCATTCCGGAAATTGCGACATCAGATATACAGACCATCGCAACGTGGATCAAGACGCTCCGGACTACCAAAGATAAAAAAGTTAAAGCCGTGCTGCCAAATTGCGCAGCCGACAATGAAGGCGTCATTAATTTTACGAATACCAAAATTGTAACGGCAGACGGTACATTCACGGCGGCGCAATATTGTTCCCGCATTGCCGGCATCATTTGCGGTACGCCGATGACAATTTCTTGTACGTTTGCGCCATTATCGGAAGTGCTGGATTGTGATAAGTACACGCTCGACCAGATGAACACAAAAATCAGCAACGGCGAGCTGTTCGTCATGTACGACGGTGAAAAATTCAAGATCGCCCGCGGTGTCAATTCATTCGTAACAACCGCGGAAGATAAAGGCATTGATTTCAAAAAGATTAAACTGGTGGACGCGATGGACATGATCCATGACGACATCAAGGACACCGCCAATGATAGTTACACTGGTAAATATACCAACAGTTACGATAATAAATGTTTGTTGATTACGGCCATCCAAGGTTATTTTGATACACTCGAAACGGAAGGCATTCTGGATCCGGACAATGATAATAGCTGTGAAATTAATCTGACCAGCCAAAAGAATTACCTGATATCCAATGGCGATTATACCGGCACAGAATTGGCGGCCATGAAAGACTTAGCAATCAAAGAATTAAATACGCGGGATCAGGTGTTCTTATCGGCAAGTATCAAGATTCTGGATGCCATCGAAGATATTGATCTGGAAATTACGATCTAAGGAGGTGTAAAACATGGACGGAGTAGTTGCAAAACGCGCTATGAACGGCAGTAAGGGCGAATTGTGGATTGACGGTACGTATATGGCAGAAACCGCGGCATTCAGCGCCACGATAGAAGCAAAAAAGCAAGTAATTCCAATCGCACGAAAAATGGGCGATTCCAATAAAATTGTCGGGTACAGCGCCAAAGGATCCGTGAAGCTGGCACATGTAACGTCGTTTTTTCTGAAAAAACTTAGTGATGATATGAAAAACGGCATTACAACGACTTGCGTACTTATCAGCAAGCTGGATGATCCGGATGCCATCGGTGCGGAACGTATTGCCATCAAAGATGCGGTGTTCGATAACATCAATCTTGCTAACTGGGAAAACAGCAAGGCCGGTGAAGATACCTATAATTTTACATTCAGTGATTGGGAACTGCTGGACACGGCAGACGCATAAAGGAGAAAACACATGAATTTAGTTGATAGATTACTACAGGCCGATGTTGCAAAAGTAAGCGCACGGCCGACCGGAAAAATGGAAATTAAACGCTTATCTAAGCTATTAGGATTCAAATTTGAAATCACGATCCAGGCAATGGGAAGCCGAAAAGCGGCAGAGATCCAGCGCATGACGGTCGAATTGACCAGAAAAGGGCAGTTTGAGGATTTGAATCTTTACGATCCACAGATCCATACCCTGTTAGCCGGTATTGTGGATCCAGATCTAAAAGATACAAAAGTATTAGAACATTTTGGAGCTGCGACACCGGCGGAATTGATTCCTAAATTGTTCCTGGCTGGTGAAATCAGCAATATCAAATCCCAAATAGAAAAATTAACAGGCTACGACGAAGACCAGAATGCAGTCGATGAAAAAGTAAAAAACTAATCAAGACGGACGGGGAAGTACAACGAATGTACTTCCTTTTCCGTTATCATCATAAAAAGCCGAGCGACATATACGCAATGCCGCCTGGTGAAAAACGCATCGTATACGCCTTCATACGGCACGAAATAGAAGAACGAGAGGAGGAAGCGAACAAATGAGGATGATAGACTCCACATTGCGGTTGATTGACCAATTTACGCCAGTACTAAAGACAGCACAAACGGCTGTAAAATCAAGCGAAACAGCCATGAAAGCAGCGACAACACAGACAAGAGTGTTATCCGGCGCGACGAAAAGCTATTCAGCAAGTGCAATGGAAATGGAAAAAATCAACCAACGAACGGCTAAAAGCATTGACGGAATAGGGAAAAGCATGTCGTCTGTCGGGAAAATTGCATTCGTGGCCACGCTGACGGGCGCAGCGGCAGAAGGATTCAAGTTGGAACAATCGCTGGACAAAATTACGGCGCGGATCTCCATGCTGGGGAACGTATCACCGGCAGAATTGCAAAAAATTAAAAAAGGTATAATGGACGTATCCAACGCCACGGGCGTTGCTATCGAAACCGTGGCCGACGCAACAAAAACAGCCGTGGAAAGTGGAATTAAAGCGGCAGATGCATTAGGATACGTGCAAAATGCGATTAAATTGTCTAAAGTCGCGGGCGATGATTTGGGAACCACGATGCAGCAATTAACGACATTTACCAAATCCTACTACCTAACTGTAGAGGACGCGGCACGGCTAAGTGATCAGATGGTTGTAACGGCCGGGCTGGCACAGGTACCGCTGCGAGAGACGAACGCCGCTCTGGCACCGATCGCGAAAAGCGCGGCAGATGCGGGAATCAGCGTGCAGCAAATGAGCGCTGCATTTGCGCTTATGGGAGCACACAAAATTCCGGCAGAAGAAGCCGGTGCCGCATTGCGAACTATGTTTGACAGCTTCTCTAAGGCATCGCCAAAAGCCATCAAAGCAGCGCAGGAATTTGGCATTGAACTCAACCGGGCGCATATTCAAGCGGTCGGATTTCCGGCATTTTTGCAAGAGGTTATGGAAAAAACAGGAGGGAACGAACAGGCTATTGCTAAGATCATCCCAGATCTCAATGCGTTTAAAATGGCATTAATGCTGACATCGACAGATGGGTTGTCAGAGTATAATGACTATTTAAATAAAATAAGCAATTCACAGGGGGCCACAGCCGATGCGCTGGGGAAAATCAAAACACCCTCCGCAGAAACGGTGAAAGCCATGAACGAACTGCGAAATGCCGGAATAGAGTTGGCGGACGGGATGGCACCGTTATTTACGCGTGGGGCCGATATGATAAGACTGGTAATAGGTGCGTTCAACTCATTAAGTGATTCACAAAAAGAAATCGTATTTAACGCATTGCAATTCATTATTATATTTGGAATATTAAGTATAACCGGCGGGAAAGTTATTAGTATGTTTAGCAATATTTTTGGAGCTACGATGAAATTCGCGGCAATACTAAGCAAGGCCGGCGGCATGATTCCATTTATTATTAAAAATTTAACATCTTTAGCATCAACATTTAAATTGGTGGGTTCGGCCGCTAAATTATTATTTGCCAATCCCATTGGACTTGTAATTATGGGTGTTATCGTTTTGGTCTATTTATTTTGTACACATTTGGATCAAGCAAAAGCCATAATAGCGGCAGCGTGGGGTGGCATTGTCAATACATTTGAATGGGCTGTAAACGCAATTGCTCCGCATATATCCGGCATCATTGAAATGTTTCAGGGCATTATTGATTTCGTAACCGGCGCATTTACCGGTAATTGGTCATTAGCATGGCAAGGGGTATGCGAGATATTTGAGGGCTATTTTGATCAAATCAAAGGCATCTGTGAAACAGTATTGAGCGGGATTAAAGCCGCCATTAATGCAGTAATCGGTGGCATTAACGGAGTGTCAGTGGATATTCCTGATTGGGTTCCAGGTGTTGGCGGAAAGCATTATCAACCAAATATTCCATATCTAGCACAAGGAACGGAATTTTGGCAGGGTGGTTTGGCCATGATCCATGATGCGGGACCGGAAATAGTGGATCTTCCAACCGGAACACGCGTCATCCCGCACGACAAGTCTATGCAGGAGGAATACGAACGCGGCAGAGCGGAAAGCGGATCTACGACAAATATCACGATCGACAGACTGGCTGATACCGTTGTTGTACGGGAAGATGCGGATATTGACAAACTAGCCAAACAATTTGTTCAGAGATTAGAATCGTATGCACGAAACAGAGCGGAAGGAGCGGTATAAGTGAGTTTACTATCAAGTTTACTAAGTTCCCTAACCGCAACGAGCGGAACAGGACCGCCGGCGATCTACCTATTGAACAATGGCAGCAGCATTCAATTTCCCGTTGGGCCGCGGAAGTTTGGTGTGCAGTACCGGCAGAACAATCAAGTTATCAACATCAACAATATCGGAGAAATCAACATGCTTGGTAAAAAGGGCTTGGCACACGTCATGTTAGAGTCTTTTTTCCCGAATCAGGTCTATACGTTCTGCTCCTGCACACCGGAAACGCCGTACTCCTACGTCAATACCATCAAAACATGGAAGGAAAGCGGGCGGCCGTGCCGGTTCACGGTGAGCGGTATCAGTGCGTTGAATTTCCCGGCCAGCATTGACGGCTTTGAATGGTGGGAAGAAGGCGGCAATGGAGATGTCTACTTCTCGCTGTCCATGGCCGAATACATATTTGTCGGTTCGGCGGTCGACACGACGAAAGTATCCGATCTATCCGGATTGAAAGACCGGACGGACATCTCGACAACAACAAAAGTGTTACAAAGCGTCAAAGTCTATCCGGGCGACAGCGTCGGGGATGTCGTAGGGAGATTGATTGGTACGACGGTCGCCATGGGATCCAGCGACACGACAAAGATGTCGTTATATTCGAAAATCATCAAAAATGGTGGCCTAAGTACTGGAGATATCATTGCATATAACAAGGAACAAGACGTATTGAAGGTGAATGGGACCAATGTTTAAATTTACATGGACGTCACGAATCACGGGAAAAGCGGTCGATATCACAGATTATGTGGTAAGCGGTGCATGGAGCGGAGATATTGACCAGGCAGCCCGAAAACTGGATTTCCCGATTGCATACAACTTGAAAGACATCGGATTTGTCAATCAAAACATTATCCTGGGCGATACGATCACAATGTCCGAAGTGGACAGTACCACATCCAAACCGACAGAGTGTTTCCGGGGCATAATCTTTACAAGAAATCGGAATACAGCGAATTTTACGTTTGAGTATACCGCTTACGATCGCCTAATCTACCTTGCCAAAAGCAAAACAACGCGGAAATTCTCGAACATCACCGCCGATACAGCGATCGCGCAGATTGCCAACGATAATGGCATTGCGATTGGCAGTATTTGCGCGATCGGCACAACATTGAATTTCATGGCCGACAATATGAGTTATACGGAGATCCTCAAGAAAATATTTGCGCTGGCGTCGGCACAGACCGGGAAACAGTATCATTTCCACATGAATCAAGATAAGTTATATGTCGTAGATCAGGCAACAGTGATTCAAAACTATACCGCATCTGACAGCGTGAACGTGGAAAACAGCCAACACGAAGAATCGATCGAAGACATGGTCAATAAAATCATCATTGTGGACAGCAACGGCGCGCAGA